CCACGGCTTGTATAGGTATCAAGCATACTGCCTAAACCCTTTAAATGACGTTCAAGGACATATGTGTTATACTCACCTATGTCACCGACAACCTTAATGTTATCGCCAACCTCGATACAAAGATCGCCAACGTGTTCGACATTCATAGGGGCATAACGCCTATGCGTAACCTGTTCACGGATATTAAGCGTAGCCTGTTTAATGTTGTCCTCACCGTCAGGCAAACTCTTAATGCCTGAAAGTACAAAGTTGTCAACGATATTGTAAACGCTCGGATGCCTGTAGGATGATGAACCCTCATAAGCAAGCTGAATGTTATTCTGGTCATAAACCCTAACAAAGCCTATGCCCCAAACAGCGAAGTCCTCATAAGTTGTAGGCGGCTTTCTGAAATCATCAGTAACAGTTCCAACTGTTTCAGCATCATATTTAACAAGCGTAAGATACTCAAATACGCCCGTTCTGCTTATGTGTCCGAACACACCATTAGCATTAAGCAATCCGCCCATAAAAAAGCCAAATGTGATCGTATCGCTCTCGATATTTTTCGGAACGTAATAATCGTCATTTACAAGTTCGGTTTCCTCGTTCTGTTCGATAATGTAATCAAAGTCTGTAGCTATATATTCAAACAGGCTGTCCCTTAATTCCTTAATGGTCAAAGGTTCATTATCATTGTCAGCGTAAACCTCGTTATACCATTCCGTAATATCCCAATCCCTTAAAAAATGGTTAGCGTCATAAAGGATTATATCTCTTGTACGCCTGTCAGCCGAATACTTGTCCGAATAGCAGATATATTGTCCTACCTGAAACAAGGTATCGCTATCCCCGTTAAAGTAGATGTAGATATTCAGCATTAAATCATCCGTGTTAGTCTTTAAGTTAGGAATACTCGCCTTATTGTTAATCGTAAAACTGACTTCCGCACTTTCGAGTAATCCCCATGTAAGATCATCTTCCGAACAAAGACTTTCCTCTAACCTAAAGGTATTGGTCTTAACGTCAGCCGTATGTATCTCAACTGTAGCAGATTCAACAAGTGGCGGTTGCCCCGTAACAGGCGTAACCGAAGCAGCTTCATCTACTATCAGTATGTCTTTGGTTTGATGGGACTTGTAAAATAAATCCCGGTAAGCATATTCAACCATGTTCTTATCCTTCCCAGATAAAACCTAACTTTTCGGCGGTTTTCTTGCCGATAGTACCCGTTTTATCACTAAGACCGTTATCATGCTTAAAGTTACGGCTTGCATATTCAGTATTCTTGCCGAAAACTCCGTCAATCTGACCAACGTTGTAACCCTTTTCGGTAAGCAACGCCTGAGCCGTCTTTACATCCTCACCACGCATATACGGGTCTGTAAGTTTCAGTTCACGCCTGAGTACAGGTTTTTCGTTAAGATCAACCCACCAATCAGGTCTTGCAATCTTTTTCCACTCACGTTTGAATAAGTCTGTCATTACTACGCCATCCGCAGTCCCCTTAGCCTCAATAACGGTCTTTTCATCAATAGCATAGCCAACATGACCAAGTGAATCTGTAAACACAAAATCGCCCGCCCTAACTAACTCTAAACGTTCAATCTTGTTAGGAATAGCGTTATACATATCCTTAGCCCGCATATCGTAAGCAAATACGCCCTTTGACATAAGCCACTTCATGCCAAGACCTGAGCAGTCAAATGCCAAAAGTGTAGCAATATCTATTCCTGCATCTAATTTTTTCTGTAACAAGGTAAGTACGTTCTGGACAAGTTTAGGATCATTCTTTTCCATAGCACAAAGTTTATGTAGTAATTCTACAAACCTTTCACCTTGCGCACCAAGTACATACATCATGCCAAGCATGGCAATTAAGTATGATTTAAACTCTGAAAATTTAGCTGTCACTTTCGCCATTATTCTTCTCCTTATTGTAGTTAGCTGTACTAACGCCTATAAGAGTACCTATTAGCGTTCCGATTGCACCGATAATAGTTACAATTACGTTTACTGTTTTAGGGTTAACATCAAGAACCCCTAAGACTACCGACAAAAAAGTAACTATTGCCGGAATACAGATAAGCGCAACCCACTTCAAAATCAAATACACTTTGTCAGATAACTTAACATTTGTCATGCTTTCTTCCTCCTTTTGGGTTTCCTTAATTTGGCTTTGTGTTCCTCTGAAAACAACCGCCCTGTCAGTTTATCAGAAATCTTCTTGCGTTCTTTTAAAGTAAGTGGTCTGCCCCAATAAGGATGCCCCTTTTTTGCCTGTGAACCATGTAATCTTGTTAATGGATTATTGCAGTTTTCTTTTTGCGTACACCAACGCAAATTTTCAACGCAATTATTAGTACAATCAGTATCAATATGGTCTATATTAGGTTTGTTCTCTGGATTTGGGATAAAAGCCTCTGCAACAATTCTGTGTACTAAATGTGGTTTTGTTTTCCCATTCTTGCAAAGAACAACTAAACCGTGGTTATTTTTCCCGTAATTTGGTTTTAATACTCTTTCGTGTTTATGTTGTAACCCGCCATTATTCACTACTAATCGTTCCAATGCTTTTATTTTACCCGTATTGCTAACCTCATATAAACCCTCATAACCGACAACACTTTTCCATTCTTCAACCATAAAAATCACCCTTAATCTGCTGCTGTTGTTACGCCACCGATAAATGATAATCGGCAAGCGTCATATCTTATCTCCGTTGCTGACGCTAAATACATCTGCGGTTTGAAGTCTGCCATATATCCCCTTTGGGTAACATAATCATCTAATTCAGGGATATAAGCGGTTATGTTACATTCCCTGCCTCTTTCCTTGCCCGTAATGTACTGAGCCGCTATATTTGACATTAACGTTGCAAACTGTGTGTGATTTAGCTGAGGTACAGTTTCAAACTCAACCTTTAAGGCTTTCAGGGCTACCGCATCCCTATGCAAATAGCCCTTTTCATCCGTCCAAGGTTCGTAATCCTGCATATTTACATAAGCATAATAGCTATCAGCCTTTATCAAACTTAAAGGTATGGTATAATCACCGATCTTGATTAAATATCCTGCGTATGCCATGTCCTGCCTCCTTATGCAAATGCACTATGCCCTAATTTGTTCTTATAACGTGCATCTTCTTCACGCACTACTGTAAACATTCCATGAGGATCGCCCTCAATCCTGAATACAACCTCTGTCTGCCCGTTAGCTGCTGCCTGATTAATTGCACTCGCCATCTGTGACATGAAAGCGTTGTTGCTATCCATATTGCCGTAGTTGAAACTGCTACCAACATTAGACCTGCCAATATTGAGTGACGGGATATTCCACTTGTAACCCTTAAATTCGGCTTGCATAGAAGTTGCCAACCTATCCATAGATTTGTCAACTTCATTCGTGCCATCCTCAATACCGAGTGCTATACCGTCAGGAATATACTTACCTAAACGCTTATATAGTTTGGACGGTGAAGCCATTTCGTTCTTCTTCTTGTAGGTGGTTTCAGTACCATCCGAAACACCCTCAATAGCTTTGTAAACAAAATGTCCGTTTTCATCTATTGCATATCCAAGCGACAGGTCTATATTCATTCCTGCCTTTTTAGCAAATGACTTAAATGAATCTGTTAAATCGCCAAGTGCATTTCTAACCGCCGTAGCACCCTGTCCGTTTTTGATTGTATCAGCAAGTGTTTTATATTTCTTATCAACTTCTTCGGGTAACGTACCACCGAATAACTCTTTTAGATCATCTTCAAGACTTCCCAAAACAGGTTTTGCGGTGTACTGTATAGCTTCTTCAATTTTGCCTATATCTCTACCTAAACGTGATGAAATACTGTTTACGTTCCAAACAACAGCACCCTCTTTGTCATAAGCCGCATTAACAAAAGCATCTTCCATCTGTTGACGGAGTGTAGCCATATAGTTAATAAGCATAGGTGAGTTGTTCAAAATCGCCTGTTTAATGTTGTCCATTGTTTCCTGAACTTCGGCAGGGATTTCACCTTCCCCAAGTCCGGCAAACGAATTGTTGATACCATTAAACATCTGGTTCATGTCATATAGCGAAACTGTCTTGCCATCTTTGATTTTGCCATCAATTTTGGTCATTACCGTTTCAACGGCATTAGGTAATTTCGGTGAGTTAATCACTTTAGCGTTTGCTGTATTAGAATCTTTCAAGTTTTCAGTAGTATTATTAAGAGTAACCTCTACTGCTTTTTCGTATTTACCCATGTAGTAATCATACTGATTTGAAAGTTCTTCCCAATCACCACTTATAACATTAAATGCTTTTCTTGATTCAACAGCTTTTAGGTATAAATCATGTAAACTATTCGCATATTCAGATAACTTTTCATCTTCTATGCCTTTTACACTTCCGCCGTTATGGATTAATCTGTCGATATAATAAGGGTCTATTATGCCTGATTCTCTCAAAGCGTTATTAGCTTCGTGGAAAGCTGCTTCTGCTTCTTCGGCTTCTTTCTTTAAGCGTTCATATTCAGGTTCAATCTGATATTTCCGCTTTTCAATATCTGACGTAATAGAAATCAACGCCTGTTGTTCTATCTGTGCTTTTTGAGTAGCAATCAGTTTTTCAAGAGCGTCTGTTTCGCCTTTATATGCTCCTGTAATTTCGTCAATTTGACTTGCAATATCAGGCATGATCTTGATAAGCTCGTCAGAATAGAATTTAAGTTCTTTCTTTTCGGCTTCTGATAATTCGTTATATCTTTCAGTAAGGTCTTTAACTTTGGAAGCATAGAAATCAATATCACCCAACTGATCGGTAACTTCCCCCGCTTTTAAAGTAATATCTGTAATTATCTCCATAGTATCAAGGTGACTTTCTTCTACCCATTGATACTGCTGTCTGATAAGTTCTCTTTCTATATCTGGTTTAGGTTCAGCCAACTTCGCAGCAATAATATTAATTCCAAGACTTAACCCTGCTGTAGCTGCGAATACTATACCTAAATGCCCGAAGCCTAACGCTGACGCTATAGAAGTAAACCCTGCTGCACTCAAAAGTGAACTAATTGCCGACTTTGATAAGCTCTTCAAACTGAAAGCTGCATATTCACCCGCACTAACACTCTTAACGTTATCAATCGTAAGTGCAAGTGATATTCCAACGGATATTGCTCCGATTCCCGCTTTAGCAAGAAAAGCACTATCAACGCCTTTTGTCTTAAACCACTTGCCAATAGACTTTGCAAGGTTTGTAGAAACAGTATTGCCTAAGCCTGTAAATTTAAGAAGTGCAAATGCGGTAAGCAATGCTGTTTCAAACGGAGCTACACTAAATGAACCTTGCCATGCGTCAAAAGCACCCTGTATAGCTGACCATACAAGTTTGGCTACGCTTGCAAGTATCTCGCCCCACTTAATGCCTTCAATAAACTTGCCAATCTTCTCGCCTAAAGCCTCCCAATCGACACTTTCAATAGCATCTGTAAAGAAATCAGTAATCGATATGACAAGGTTTGAAATATCACTACCTGCTTTGAAAAAGTCACCCACATGGAAATCTTCTACGATTGTTTTTATGGGTTTTAAGGCATTGCCGATATTATCAGCTATCTCCTGAGCCTTAGACTTCATTTTCTCATAGGCTTCATCCCATACTCTTTCGTATTCTTCTGTCGCCTTGACAATCTGTTCGGTAAGGTCTATCTGGTCTGCCAGACCGCTAACGCCCTTGCTCTTGTCACCACCGATTACCTTTAACTCGTCAAATTCACGGATTCCCTTTTTGGTTTCCTTCATAGACTTGTTAAGATCATCAACGGCTTCGGTATCTTCTTCCATTACGTCTGAAAATCCCGTACCGAACTCGTCAAGCGTTAACTGAATACCTAACAGACCTGCAATATCCACTAACAGGTTCTTAAATGCTATGGATAAGCCGTTTACCCACGGTAATACTCTCTGCATTACAGGGATAAATAACTGACCCATTACAGTACCTAATTCAGCAAAGTTGTTTTTCAACATACGAAGCTGATTAGCAGGTGAGTTAATGGTATGCGCTAAATCGCCCCATGCAACCTTGCTCTGGTCAAGTATCGCAAGCAATCTCAACTGAGCCTTTTCAGCCTGTGTCATTTCCGATACGGCT